AGAAGCGTTTTGAATTCCTCTAAGCGTAGTTGTATCTACATAATCAGAATAATCAGTTTTTGCACCATATCCGTTTGTAAGAGCAAATGACGATGGACTTGAAACTGTAGGCGCAGTAATTGTGCGAGCACCACTTAATGCTGCGGCAAGTCCTTGAATTGCAGTAATGGTCGCCTTTGTTGCATTTGTAATTGAACCAAGTTTTTCAATCATATCTTTTTCAATTTCAGTGAGAGTATCTGCTAACTCTTTGCGTGCTTCTTCCTGAGCATCTACCATATCTTTGTATGCTTCGGCAATAGCGCTATCTCTGATCTTTTCTGCTTCTGCCATTGCTTTATCAAAGTTAGAATTTATTTCAGCCTGAGCATCTGCAAACGCTTGCGCTTGATTTGATAATGACTCTGTAAGATCCATACCTGCTTGCGCATAAGCATCATTTAGTTCCTGAGTAGCAAGTTTTCCAAAACTATTCATTGTGGTGGCAAGACCATCTACGCCGTTTTGTGATGTTTTTTCCATTTCGGCATATGAATTTTGTAACTCTTTAATCTGATCAGGAGTTGAGTCAAGAATTGACTTTGATAACTGATTGCCTACTTCTGGACCAGCAGCAACAACTTGTTCAATAAATGTCTGTGAGAAACCTTTTGCTTGTAATGCCGCCGCATTTTTAGCAAGTTCTTTAGATGCCGCTAACTTTTCTTTCATTTGTGCTAATAACGCATCTATGTTTGTTGCGCCAGCCTCAGCCAAGCCTTTGAATAGTTCAACAGGGTTAAACTCTGTACCTTTACGGAAAGCATCACGCAATCTATCCATAGATTGTTTTACAATACTTTCTAATTTTGCATAATAATTCTTGTAAATATCATTTACTTTTGCAGCATTATCTGTTTCTGCTTTTAGTAAATCTTCCGATCTTTTTGCGTTAAGTTCGCCCATCTTTTCATTAAAGTTATTTTGAGCATTACTGATTTTTTCTTTGTGTGTCTTATCAATATCTGCCATTTTTTCAGTAAATTTAGTTTGCGCAGAAACAATTTTGTCGTTTAGATCGCCAACAATTTTCATATAATCTTCATTGGCTTTTTTTGTTGCTTCTTTAGCCGCTTTTGCAGCCGCTTTTTGTTCAGGCGTTAAACCGTTTTTGCCTTTGTCTGCATTTCCAAAATCAATTTCATCTGTTTGCATAAATTTAATTTTGATCGGTTTATTAAATCTATCTAAACCGTCAGCAAGTGTTCTTGCTTTTGCAGCAGCCTTTTCTGCAAACCCAGCAACTCCAGTAAGTCCTGTATTTATTAAATCCAAACCTGTTTTTGCATACTTACCAACACCAGGCAATTTGGATAATACGGTTAAAACTAACTTCAAAGGGTTTAACAAGAATTTGATAAATGATAATCCAGCATCAGCAATAATAGGAATAATTGCGGCTATACCATTAAGCGCCGCTTTTGCCATTGCAATTACGCCCTTGCGGAAAGTTTCAGATTTATTATACAAAATTACAAATGCACCAATAAGAAGCATTACTGCCGCAACAACAAGCCCAATTGGATTTATTGCCATAGTTGTATTAAGTGCGGCTTGTTGCCTTGTTAACATAGCCGTAACTGTTTTTTGAACACTTGTAATTGCCGCCCAAGCCTTAGTGCTTATCGTAATTATTTTTATTGTGGCATTATAGGAAGCAAGCGCAATTGTAAGCGTTAAAATAACACCAGCAAAGATTTGAAATGCAGTTGAGTTACGCTTTACAAACTCAATTCCTTGATTAATTTTATCAAAAAGAGTTTTAAGATAAGGTAATAACACTTCGCCAACCGATTGCGCGGCATTATTAAATTGTTCTTTAAGAATTTGTAATTGAACGCTAAATGTTTCTGTTGCTTTAAGTGCTTGACCGCTTAACTTTTCTTGCAATTCTCCCATTGCTTTTTTAGTTGCTTCTGCTTTAGGCAAAGTTGAATCCAAAACAATTCCAAATTGTTTAAATACTTTACCTGCGCCCATATTGGCTCTTACAAGCATTTGAGATGCAGACTCTAAACTTATTGACTTAGCCCGTGCTAAATCGGCAGACATTGCTAATAATTCTTTAGATTTTGCTAGATCACCAGTTGATTGAATTAAAATCTGCATACTTGCGGCAGCGGCTTCATCATCAAATCCAAGTTGTACAAAACTACTTGCAAGTTTGTCTATTTCTTCTCTTGCTTTAGCAGTATTTAATCCTTGACTTGCTAAAGTTGCATTTAATTTGGTCATAATGGTTTCGGCGTCCATAGCCTCTTTAATACCAAGAGCCGCAAAACCAGCAAATGCCGCACCCATAGCCAATAAACCAGCCGTAGCGACACGACTTGCCTTATCTATACCGCCAATTGAACCGCCAGCCTTTTGTGACTGACTTTCCATCTTGCCTAGTTCATTATTAACTTGCTTAAATTCTGCAATAGCCTTATCTGCAACTGCTTTGATCTCAAATATTGCTGGTGGTAAAAATGGCATTATTTCACCACTTTGCCAATATGTTTAGCAATAATTGCTGGCGCAACGGTGCGGAACTTCATAAACGCTGGCTTCATATAAGGGAATCCAGCCATAGCAGAAGTTCCTCTCCAAGACTCAGGCGCATACGAACCGCCTAATTCTACGGCGCGCCCGTAAATAATTGTTGGACCTACAATAGCAGAATAACTAGCAAAACCTTTGCGAAACTTCTCGCCGCGTATAGATCGGCGCAAATTGCCCGTGCGGTTCATAGGCGGTTGTCCAGATGTAGCCTTTTCTCCCTTTGGTCTGCGCCCAACAATTTCCTCTTTTGATAATTGAATAAGTGCAAGCATCATTTCATCACGCGCCGCCATTGCGCCTTTATCCATATTTGCGCCAGCCTTTTCTAGCGACTGGCGAACCATTTTAAGATTTGATGTTATCACTTTCAACCTTTTTCACTAACGCAGAAATTGCAAGTATCCAATCCAACAATGCCGCAGGTTGTTCATCTACTTGTTGTGGTGTCCAACCAAAGTCTTTTGCACAAATGAAGTAAAACCATTCCTCATCTGGATATGTAAAGGCTTCGTGTCTTTCACCACCTTCAAGCAACCATCTTAGTCGCTGGACTTTCCGAAAGGGCTTTCAGAATCCTTTTCATTTGCTTCTGTTTCTGCTAAAGCAGGGAATAATACCTTTTGCGCATCTTTGGTTTCATCAACAAGAAAATCGTAATCAGCCATTTCAAGTTCATCTAGCGACTCAATTTTAATTGACGGAATAATCAAATCAAGCGACCAGTCCTCAATAAGCACCGCAAGTAATCCATCTGTTAATGAAAGTGCTTGCATAATACCTTCATCTGCTTTACCTGCATTTGCGTAAATCTTTTTACGATCTTTTACACGCAACGCCGATGGGTCGCGCAGAGTTACTGTTGCACCACTAGGTAGTGTGATTTTCTTTTGTGTCATTTTGTTTCCTTCCGATAGTTGTTTGCCTTCCAATTTTACATCAAATGGGTGCTAGGGGGCGGGAACGGGGAAGGCGACCGCTCTACCGACCCCCTAGCACATTTGTTCTGTTACTTAGATATAAGTACCAGAAGCCTTTGCATTTTGTAGTACCCACTTAATAGGAGCAAAACCGCCAGAAGCACCTGCATCTGTGGTATTTCCTAGACCGTTAATTGAGACGCTAATTTTTACAAAATCATCTCCACGATCATAAGCGGCGGCAGTATAAGCACCCTTTGTAAGAGTTGCTTGAATTTGAATTGCAGTAGCGCCTGTACCAGATGCCCAGTTAAGAACAATTGCTGGTTGAGTATTTGTTAGGTAGCGTGTTAGTTCTGTATCCGCTTCCATAATAAATTCAATATCACCTGTAACATCAAGAGCACCAACAAAAATGCTAAATGGGTCTTGTGTATTTGAGATACCGTAAATTGGTGTAACTGATCGCTTTAGAGCAATTGAACCATTCATAGCATTTGAAATTGAACTTCCACCAATGCTTACAGTTCCTTGCCAAACTGGTGTTGGCAATACTGTGCTAAATGTTGGTGTAGGCGCAGCTGATGTAATTGATTCAAAACCTGTTGATTTTGCATCATACTCCAACATTCCATCTGAACTAAACTTTAGCGTTACATCGTGGAACTGTTGTCCTGGGTACTGACGATTACCAGCAACATAAAAGTCTGTAAGTGTGTAAGAAAGTGGTTGTGTATCAGCGGCAGCGGCAAGGCTATTTCTTAACGAAATTGTGTGTGTAAATGGAGCAGATGCGCCAGTTGTAGTGCAAGCACCCATAATACCTGTTAATGCATAACCAATACCATCAGCAAATACCGCACCACCTAAATCAAATGTAGATCGTACTCTGCCCGGAATATAGTTGTAATTTTCAACCATAGCACCACGAAGTCCTTGGTCAAATAATGGGTCAATTACATCTACTGGTTTTACAGTATCTTTATTGACGAGAAGGTAATCTGTCGGTGCAACCGCAGTACCTTTTGTTACTTCTTTTGCAATTCCTAAATAGGAACGCACCGAATTTTGTGCTGGCATTTACTCACTCTCCTGCGGTGTAATGGTTACTGGTTTGGTTGAAATCTTAGCACTAACACTAATAACTTCGTGTGCATTAAAATCATCTGGGGCATCAAATTCATCATTTGGCGCCACAACAATTCCAAGCGAAGGGAACACACGCTCGTCTGTTCCCGTGTATTTATACTTTGCCATATGTTCTCCTTATGCTTGTATCATTTCGGTAACATCAAACTGTAACTCAGCGTATGTTTCCGTTGCTCCCTCGGCAACCGTTTGTGGTTCGCCATAAGTAGCATTGATAATAGGTTCAGCACCTTGCCAAACCAATGTTCCTGTTGTATCGCCAAATCGGTGATCTGAGCGTAATCTTGTCTTAATGTTATCAACAAGTGTATCAAAATCTGTCATTGCATCTTCTGCGTTTCTATGCAAAGAATGGTGGAAGATTTGTAGGACTATTGAGTAATCTACACGCTTCCAACCGTTAGTAGCGCCACCGATTGCCAAGCGTGTTTCATTTTCCGACTGAATAAACACCACTACTGCGCAACGAGATAATTGACCTGCCGTTGAATTAACTTGAAAATTTATGCGCTTGGGAAATGAAGTAAATACTTGATTAAGCGTGGCAATTT